CAAATCGGGGGCTTTGCTTGCGTTTTGTGCGCTAAATCGGTAGCCTTCCAATATCACTTGGCACGGGCGGAATGTCTCGAATGTCCAATCGTAAAACTCCTGCGCCTTGGCTATCGAGTCGTACACCTCTTTGGGCAGTCCGTTGGTGTAGGTGATGTTGTCGCCTGTCTGCACTCCTGCAATTGCCAAAATGCGGATTTCTCCGTCAGAGTCGGCTATCATTGCTTTTGCTTGGTCAAAACATTCGGTCATTGTGCCGCTGAATACTCTTACGTAGAGGGTGTGTCCGTCGCCTGCTATGCGGTAAAACTCCGATATGTGGCGGTAGAGGCTATATTTGCCGGTGTCGTAATTTTCGGTTATGCCCAAGATGGCAGCGTCCGCCATACAGGTGAGCTTCACCGTGGTGTTTACAGCCAAGCCTATGATGCCCTTGCTCTCGTCGGCAGCGATTGTTACTCCCGGCGAAAGCAAGCCGCATACAGCATCGGCATTGTCGATAACACTTGCACCAAGTGTGCCACGTGTTATGTTTACTCCTTTAAGTGATGCCATAGTTTTAATTGTGAATTTTGAATTTTGAATTTTGAATTAAGAATTAGTCGCCGTTGTCCGGTTCCGGTGCGTCAGTGTTGTCCACTAATGTGTACGCGCCAAAGCGTGCCGAAGCCGAGATGATTGTGCCGTAGTATTCGGGGGCGTTCTCCTGTGTGTAGATTTCGGTGGGTCCGAGTGCGTACATATAGTCGCGCTTGTGCCAGCTGATCACGTTGTAGCCTTCGCCCACGGTAGAGCGTTTGAGGATGTTGAGACCAAAGATGCCGCCGATTACACCTGTAGATGCGTTTGCCACTGCAAGGAAGGCGTTGGTTTGTGCGTCGGTGAGTTCTTTGAGTAATTTTGAGTATGCCTCGGCAGAGAGCAACACGTAGCGGTCGGCTTCGGGATAGTCGCGACGGTCAAATTCGAGGGCTACAGTTCTGAGGGTGTCGGTTACTTTGGCGTTGGCTGCCATACTTACGCCGCCGTTGTTGGCAAGTATGCCGAGTGCGTACTCTGCAATCTTGTTGTTGAGGCTGTCGGCGATTTTCTTGGTGATAATGCTGCGCTTGTCGTAGCTGAGCTCCACGTCTTCGGGACGGAACAGGCGAACGGGGTCGGTGGTAAAGTGGTGCATCATAATTGCGCGTTCGGTGTCGTCTGATACGCCGATTGCACCGGGCAATACGCTGCGGTCAATTTCTACGTTTACATTGCCCGCTTCTACGGGAATGTGGATTGTGTGCGCGTCGGCAAATGCCGAATAGTCGGTGCCTTTGGTTACAAAACTGTTGTCGGGCAAAAGGAGGTTCTGAACGTCCGATACCCATATTTCTTTGTTTAATGCCATTTTAATATGTGTTTATAGGGTTTTTAATTAATTTTCAATTATGAATTATGAATTATCAATTTTCAATTGTCAATTCCTACGCATCGTACTCTCTGCCGAATCTCTCAAAAAACAATCTGCAAAACTCAGGATAGTTGTTTGTTTTCAGTTCGGCGAGTTTGCCTTCGCGGTCGAGCTCGTTCCAAGTGGGCGTGCCCTGCTGTTGCTGAATCATTGCCGAGAGCGTTACTGCTGGCTTCGGTTCTTCTGCCGGTGTCAAGCTCTCAAATAGCGAGGTTGCGGCTTCGGGGTTCTGCAAGTAGAATGCAAGGGCTTCGCTCTTTACTTCCTTCTTGATAGCACCTTTGCCAATAAATGTGTCGATGGCTGTCTCTGCCTCGTGGTAATCTCGCTCGGCAAGGTCTTTTTTAAGTTCGTCTACCTGTGCCGAAAGGTCGGTGATAATGTCGTCTTTGGCGGCAAGTTCCGCGCGGAGGTTTTCCACCTCTTCGCTCTCTGTGCCACTCTGTACACTCTGTACGCTCTGTGTACTCTGTGCTTTCTGTGTTTTTTCTTCTGCTTCCATTTTGTAAAAGAGTTTGTTAAATTCGTTGATACTGAGTTTATTTTGTTTTTCCTCGTCGTCGTACACCACAAGTGCGTTTTCGTCGGCTGGTATGGTTACAATGCTTGCCTCTATCAGCACGCTGTTGGTGGCTGTGTCGATGCCTTTGGTTTGGGTAATGTTTTTGATCACAATGCCCATCGAGCATCCTTTGATAAATCCTTGTTCCACCTTGCGGGCTATCTCGGCGGCAAAGGGGTCGTCTTTGTCAAATACTGGTGATGCGGTCAATATCGTATGGCCCGTGAGTGTGTCTATCACTTGCACGTCTTCCCATCTGCCTATCACTTTCTCAGGGTTGTGGTTGTAGAGCATTACGGGGTTCTTTTCAAACCGGGTAAGGTCTATGCCTTTTACTTCGGTTCTAAACCCGTAACTGTTTACCGTTTCGCTGTCGCATAATATAAATCTCATCTTAATTATGAATTATGAATTGTGAATTATGAATTGTCAATTGTCAATTGCCAATTCTCTGTTTTTTTCTGCAAAAATATTAGCCTCTCACACCCCCGCCAAAAAGGTGTGCAACTCTCGCACGTCTTTTTTTTTCTCTGATACTCAGCCTCTAATTTTGCAGTGTAATTAACCAAGATAAAGCATAAAAAATGACTAAATCAGAAAGAGAGGATGCCAAAAACCTCGCACGTATTTTATATATGCAGGGTCTCACCAACAAGGAGATTGCCCAAAAAGCCAAAGTGAGCGAAAACAGCGTGTCAAAATGGGTGAAAGACAACGGATGGGACAACCTGCGTGCAGCTCAGAATGTAACCCGCACAGAACTTGTCAACAAGATACTCCGAACTATTAACGATGTGCTCGATCGTGCAGCGCAGCACCCCGACGAACTCAACTCGTCATCGCTTACCGACCAGCTGTGCAAGCTCGCCGCCACTATCGAAAAAATCGAGCGCAAAACTTCTATCGTGGACGTTATCGAGGTGTTTATGGCGTTTGGCAAGTGGCTGCAGTTCCGCGCACAAGTTGACGACACCGTTACTCCCGAACTTATCAAGCACATCACTCAGCTGCAAGACTTGTTTATCTCTGAGCAAATGGCTAAAAACGTTTAACTCTTTTTTATTATGGTATCAAACGAGCGAAAAAAGGCATTAGACCAATGGCAGCGGCACAAGAGCGACATCGCCTTAGCCACTGCAAACGGCGTTCAGGAGGAATCACCTTCGCAAAAAAACAGCCGTATTGCACGCCTGCGCCGCGACTACAATGCTTTTGTGGAGTATTATTTTCCTCACTATGTTGTTAATCCGCAAACTGGCAAGCCGGTTAAGTGCGCTCCGTTCCATATAAAGGCGGCTAAAAAGATACTCGGCAGCCAAAACCTCAAGGCGGCGTTTATCTGGGCTCGCGGTCACGCCAAATCCACTCATTTGGATATCTTTATCCCTCTGTGGCTCTTGGCACAAGAACAGCCCGCTATTCACACTATGGTGCTTGTGTCTAAGTCGGAGGATATGGCGCAGACGCTTCTTTCCGACATTCAGGCCGAATTAGAATCTAACCAACGCTATATATCAGACTTCGGCGTGCAACGCTCCGACGGCGACTGGCAGGATGGTGAGTTCGTTACCAAGCAGGGTGCGGCGTTTTTTGCTCGCGGTCGCGGTCAGAGTCCCCGTGGCTTGCGCTACAAGAGCAACCGACCCGACTATATCGTTATCGACGACATCGACGACGACGAACTCTGCCGCAACGAAAAGCGCGTTAACGATACGTTAAAATGGGTTAAAGAGGCCCTTTTCGGAGCGTTGGACGGTGGACGTGGCCGTTTTATTATCGTAGGCAACCTTATTGCCAAAAACTCCGTGCTCCAAGGGATGAGAGAAACGCCCGGCGTGGAAACTATACAGGTGAATGCCTACGATAAGGACGGCAAGCCTTCGTGGGCAGATAAGTACACGCCCGAGGAGATTGCCAAGGCTCGTGAGTTTATGGGCGAACGCTCGTTTCAAAAGGAGATGATGAACAACCCTATTATCGACGGCTCGGTGTTTAAGCTCTCCGACATCCATTATGGCAAGATGCTGCCGCTTGGCAAATACCGTCAGATTGTCTGCTACACCGACCCCTCGTTTAAATCTTCTGCCACTGCCGACTATAAGGCTACCGCGCTTGTGGGCGTTACTCCCGACGGCTATTTCCATATTATAAAGATGTACGCCGCTCAAACCACCGTTGCCGAAATGGTCAACTGGCATTACGATATCGACAAGTTTCTCGCCGGCTCGCCTGTTATCTACTATATGGAGGCTAACTTTATGCAAGACCTTATGCTCGACGAGTTTACCAAGGCTGGCGAACAGTGCGGCCGCCAAATCCCTATCACCGCCGACAAACGGCAAAAGGGCGACAAGTTTGCCCGTATCGAGGCTATGCAGCCGCTTTTTGAGCGTGGCTTTGTGGTGCTCAACGAAAAGGAGAAGGACGCGCCCGGTATGAGGGTGTTAGAAGAACAGCTTCTTATGTTCGCCCACGGCAGCGGTGCTCACGACGATGCGCCCGATGCCGTGGAGTCTGCCATCTGGATGCTCAACAGATACTCGCGCCAAGAAAAGTTCCCTATCATTATGCACTCACGTAAAGAACAACATAAACACTGGTTTTAACTATGGATTTTATTACTGAAAACGATTTTGAGGTACAGGTGCGCCAAGAGATCCTATCTCTCTTGGACGGCTCCGACGAAAAAACGGCTGTGGCTTTGGCTACCCGTATGGCCACCGACCAAATACGCCAATATATCGGCGGTCGTTACGACTGCGACACTATCTTTGCCGCCGAGGGCGAAAACAGAGATCATTTTATTGTAATGATTACAATAGATATTCTCCTTTACCACCTTTGGGCTAAGCGTGCGCCTCGCAAAATTCCCGAATACCGCGCCACCCGATACCAAGACGCTCTCGACTGGCTCAAGGCTGTGGGCAGTGGCGAGATGGACAGCGCGCTGCCGCAGCTTCCGCCCGACGAATACTCCGGCAATGTGTGGATCAAATCTAAATACAAACCCAACGATAATAAGTTTTAGTTATGGAACCTATATTCAACCGCATAATCAACTCGTTTAAAGACCAAAGCCGCGCAGGTATTGCCAAATGGCGCAACGCTTTGGCGTGGGCGCAGAACCCGGCAAACCCGCGTATCTGCCAATTGCAAGACCTCTACGATAATCTTGAGGCTGATGGCCACTATATCGCGCAGCGCGACCTCCGCAAGGCTGCCACCACTGGCTATGCTTTTTCTATCGTAAACCGCAAAACTGGCGATATCGACGAGCAAAAAACCGCTTTCTTTCAGTCCGAATGGTTTTTCGACTTTGTGGATGCTGTCTTAGACAGTATTTTCAAGGGGTTTACTCTTATCGAGCTCACCGACCCTAAGAATATAAACTTTGAGGTTATTCCTCGCCGAAATATCGTGCCACGTCTCGGCATTGTGGTTAGAGAGCCTTACGACCAAACTGGCATCAATTTTACCCGTGGTTTTGAGCATACGCTTATCCACGTGGGCAAACCTTCCGACCTTGGTTTAATGGCCGACATCTGTGGTCAGCTGATTTGGAAACGCAACGCACAACAGTCGTGGGCTGAGTTTACCGAGCGTTTCGGTATGCCGCTCATCTCTGCTACCACCAACAAAACCACGCGTGCCGACATCCAACAGATCGACGAGATGCTTGCCGCTCTCGGCGAATCTGCCCGCGCGGTTTTGCCCGAAGGCACTACTATTGCCGTCACGCCTTTTGCCGGGTCTGATGCGTACCGGGTTTACGATGCTCAAATCGACCGTATCAATGCCGAAATCTCTAAGCCTATCACTGGCGGCACTATGGTAACCGACGACGGCAGCAGCCGCAGCCAATCAGAGGTGCCCGAACGAAACCTCGACGACAAGCTTTCCGAAGCCGACCGCCGTATGGTGGCTTTCGTGGTCAACAATCAGCTGATGCCTATGCTCGCCCACTGGCATCATCCCGTCAACCCAGCCACCGACTATTTTCAATTCGACAGCTCGTTCGAGCTTGACCTTACGCAGCATTGGAGCATCGTCAACCAAATGATTACCCAAGGCTACGAGGTAGACGAAAAATGGCTTGCGCAAACGTTTAACGTGCCTATTACAGGTCGTAGAGAAACCTCAATTGATAATTCACAATTATCAATTCACAATTCCCTCTACCGAAATTTTCAGTAGGCAGTTCTCCTAAGAGCGATGCAGAATTGCCGCAATTATATAGGCTCACTGATACGGCGGATGCCCAATTGTCAACTGTCAATTATCAATTGTCAATTGGTGACGATATTAATGCCCTCGTTGCTAACCTTGCGCAGCGCATCTACAATGGCGAAAAGATAACCTACGACCCCGACCTTTTGCGCTCTACCGTCAAACCGTATTTAGACGGCATCACAAAGGGATACGGCAAATCTTTGGCTGATGTTGATTGGGATACGCCCGACTTCAAGACCTTGCAGAAACTCACTGAGAATGTTTTTCAGTTTTCGGCAAGTAAGGACTTCAACCTTTTGCGTGATATGACAAACGCTCTCAAAGGCTCCGATGGCAAACTCCGCTCTTTCGACGAGTTCCGCCAAGAGGTTGACCGTATGAATGCAAAGTACAATGTCAACTGGCTGCGTACCGAATACAACCAAGCCGTGGCAGCAAGCCAATGCGCTGCGCGTTGGACCGACTACGGCAAACGCGCCGACAAGAACCCGTTTCTCCAATACCAAGCCGTGATGGATGCCAACACCCGCGCAGAACACGCCGCCCTCAATGGTGTAATCAAGCGTTACGACGATGATTTTTGGGACAAATACTATCCGCCCAACGGCTGGGGCTGCCGCTGCGAAGTCATCCAACTCCCCGGCAAAAACCACCGCGAAACCCCCGATCCCGACCTCAA